AAGAAAACGGGTCACAGTGACCCGAAAGTGTGACTGCTTCGCCGTGTGGCAGTCGCACCCTACCTTGAAATCACACGGCACTTGTAACTTAAGGAGAGAGTAATGAAATTATCAGTAATCATAACAATGAATGGGTACATGGTCGAGGATGATGCGGGTGACTACATCCATGACATCAACGGCAACAACCTGTTCGACACCTACGCGGAAGCTGAAGACCTGATGCACACGCATCTGATGACATTCGGCACAGACGCAGACAACGGCATGGAATAAGGAGAAACAAAATGAAACTCACACTCCGTGTGGACTTCACAGACGGCGCGCAAGCCACCGTCGTAACCAACCTCTGGGTAATCACCCAGTGGGAACGCAAGTACAAGTCCAAAATCACACAGATGGCCACCGGCATCGGAGCCGAGGACCTTGCCTTTCTCGCCTACGAGGCTTGCAAGGTTTCCAACGTGGTTGTAGACGCAGCCTTTGACTCTTTCATCAAGAAGGTGGACAAGGTTGAAGTGCTCGACTCGGAAACCGAAAACCCTACCCAAGGGGAACCCAGCGCCGACGCCTAGCAGAGCTGCTAGTAGCGACGGGCTGGTGGCCCCCAGCCATTGACTTCGACACCAACGATCTAGCAACCGTTGTCAAAGTCCTAAACGAAAGCCGCAAGCAATGACAGTCGAGATGCACTATGAGGTCTACGGACTCAAGCAGGCACTCTCGGAACTGTCCCGCGTCGACCGCCGTTTGCGTTTACAAATCACCAAAGACTTTAAGCAGCTGACCAATCCGCTGGTGGCTGACATCCGCAGCGAGATTCCCAAGGACCCACCGATTTCTGGTATGGGTCGCAAGTGGGTTACTCAAAGCGGATACCAGTTGTTCCCATGGAATGGGTCTGCAGCAATGACCATGGTCAAGCAAGCGGTCAGCGCCAAAAAGCCCAAGGAATTTGCTGGCATCGTCCGCAACCTTGCGGTCTTTTCGGTCAAGTGGCAGGGCATGGCTAACACCGTGTATGACATGGCTGGCCGTCGCAATCGCAACGTGCTCGGTGATCGTCTTGCAGAAAAGCACGGCAAGCCCTCTCGCATTATGTACCCAGCGTTTGAACGTCACGAGGGCGAAATCCAGCAGGGCATGCTTGACATCGTCGAGAAGGTTGGCAACGCCGTAAACCGCAATCTAAAGGTGACCCCTAAATGAGCATCATTCTCAGCATCGTCGCAGACGCCAACCTCAAAGGCATTAAGAGTGCCATTAAAGAATTTGAAAGCCTTAAGACCAACGGAGAAAAGGCATCGTTCGCAATCCGCAAGGCTGCATTGCCTGCCGCTGCTGCTGTAGCCGGTCTTGCTGCCGCTGGACTATCTGCTGCTAAGGCTGCCGCAGACGAAGAACTTGCCATGAAAAAACTGGCAACTCAAATCCGCAACAGCACCACAGCCACAGACGCTCAAATTTCTGCCAATGAGGATTTCGTAGCGCAACTCCAGTACACCGCGGCCGTGTCGGACGACGAGCTTCGTCCGGCCTTGTCCACTTTGGTGACAGCCACTAAGGACGTCAGCCATGCACAGCGTTTACTGCAAACGGCTTTAAACGTATCGGCGGCAACCGGCCAAGATTTAGGGTCTGTCTCTGAAGCGCTTTCGCGTGGGTTTTCAGGCAACATGCGATCTCTTGCAGCCTTGTCCCCAGAGTTAAAGACCGCAATCAAGAATGGCGCTGACTTTTCTGAAGTGCTTAAAATTCTTGAAGGCAACTTTGGGGGCGCATCTGACGCAGCTGCAAACACCGCAGCCGGTGGACTTAAGAAGATGCAGATTGCCCTTGACGACGCTCAAGAAACAATTGGCTTGGCACTGGTGCCGTACCTTGCTGAGTTTGCTAAGGGGCTCCAGAAGGCTGCCACCTTTGTTAGAGAGAACACGCCGCTAGTCATTGGGTTTGCAATTGGGGTCGGCGGTCTTGCGACGGCTCTTTTGGCAGCCAAGGCCGCAATGGTTGTTTACAACACAATCGCCGCCATCACCACGGCAGCAAACACAGCTCTTGCTATTTCGGGTTTTGCCGTTCAGATTGCCACGGGTGTCGGCATTGCCACAGCCATAGCTGGAGCTGCTGCACTTGTCGGTCTTACCGTTATGGTCAGAAACGCCACTAAAGCTCAAGGCGATTATGCCAATGCCACAAACAAGGCAGCAGAAGAAACTGGCTACTTAAAAGTCCAGATTGACAAGGCTCGAGAAGCAGGAGATAGGGCGCGTCAGGCTGAAGCTGCCGGTATTGCTGCCGCCGAAAAAGCCAAGGCCGCATCAGATAAAGCAAGACAAGCCGCTAAAAACTTGTTTGAAGCCACTAAGAAAGCAATTGAAGGGGCTAAACAATCTCTTCGTGAATACGCCAGCGGACTTGCTGACGCAGTAAGGGGCTGGGTGTCTCTCGGTTCTGCTGTCTCTGGCGCCACAGATTCTGAAACCAAATACCAAGATGCCCTCAAAGAGCGGGTAGATGCCTATGCAGAACTAAACAAACTTCAGAAGGATGGCGTTTACACCCAAGAGCAAATGGCAGACGCCACCGAGCGCGTTGCCAAAGCTGAAGCAGGAGTCAACACTGCACAAGCCCAGCGCAAGACCTACTCTCAGGCATTCGCCGAACAGATTGCAGCCGCCAAGAAATTTGGGGGACAACTTCAGGAGCTCATCGCAGCTGGTCTCGGCAGGTCTGGTCTTGCACAGCTCATGAACCTTGGACCCGTGGCTGGTTCACAGGTCGCCGCTGATCTTCTTGCAGGCACGGGCGGCATGAGTGTTGCATCTCTCAACGCCGACCTCGGCTCAATTGACGTGGCAGGTGCAGCACTTGGCGAATCAGCAATTGCGGGAGACATGGGTTTACTCAATCAAGCCAATGCTCGCCGATCTGGAAACAACGTCACCATTAACGTCAGCGGTGCAGATCCGCAGGCTGTAGTCGACGCGCTGGTGAAGTACTCACGTCAAAATGGTTCACTTCCAGCACAGATTAAAATCTCAAGATGAGCCTCTTTAGCAACTACAAAGTTGAATACTTCAGCGGGTCCGCTTGGGTTGAAATACCAGAGCTCGTTGCATTGGATTGCACTGTCGGCAGAAAACAAGTGACCGACAGTTGGTCTGTGTCCACAGCTTCTTTTACTTTTCGCTACCCCACAGGGTTTACATCACCTAACACAGCTCTTCTTGTTGACGTTGGAATTAGATTTTTTTCGCCCGGAAACACGGTAACCGCCGCATGGACTGGGTTTATCAGAGACGTCAAAGTGACTTGGGGTATGCCATTCCAAGCTGGTGTCGGCGAAGCAGATCTTCTCACTATTGACGCCGAGGGTGCAATGGGGCGTTGGGGTAGAACACAGGGCGACGGGTTTACCCCGTCAGTGGCCTTGGCTAACGGCCAATTGACAGAAGTAGCCAACTACTACGGTCTTAGCTGGAATGGAAACTTGACCAGTGAACCAGTGAACCCAGTAGCAACTGAAGGACCCTTGTCCGATTGGATGCAGACCTTCATGAATACTGTTCAAGGTCGTCTAATTGACGGTGCTCCCAGATCCGCAATTGACGACGTTTACCGTCAAGGCAGTATTTTCATTTTTTCTAATGCAACCAACTTGACTACATTGTCTAAATTTTCTGACGTTTCTAACGACTCAACTAACGCAATTTATAACGTCCTTGATTTTGACACACTTGCTGACAACTACATAACTGAAGTAATTGTCGAAGCTCCTCCTCTAGTCAAACAAGGCAACCGTGTCGGAAGTGCGCCATACCGCAGCTTTGTTATACAGACCTATGCAACCACGGTTGAACAGGCCAGCGACCTTGCAGATTATTACTTGGCGTCGGTTGACGATCAGGTGGTGGCTCCTAATGCTGTTTCTGTCGTTTCTGGTGGTCAAAACGGCACCAACATAGACACGATGAATACAGACATTTTTGCTTTTTTGCCTGCCTACAAGACCCGTATTCAGTTCAGAGGTACCACAGTTGCTGCTCGCATCGAAGGCGCAACCATGACGGCCACTCCAGAGCAAACCCGCGTTACTTACTACCTGTCGTCCGCTGAATCTAATCCTTATTTTATTTTGGATAGCGACGACTTTGGGATTTTGGATACCAATAAGTTGGGGCTTTATGTCTATTAGCAACACACACGGCAAGTTAGGATTTTAGTTATGCCAGTACCAGATTTTGCACCAGGGGAGGTTCTGACAGCGGCCGCTATGGACCGAGTGGGCCTTTGGAAGATTGCCACCGGCACTCTTTCGCTAACTACTACCCCGACCAATGTTACGGGCGTGTTCAGTTCTGACTACAAGCAGTACCGCTTGCTCTTAAACGTGACTAACAAATCAGCCTCAATCCGTGTTGACATGAAATACATTGTCGGCACAACGCCCACCAGCACAAACTATTACCAGGCTGGCATCGGGTCTGACTACACGTTTAATAACACTCTTTATTACCAGCGTTCAAATGCCGATACCCAGTTATTCGGTATTGCTAGTTCTGCTTTGTTGTCACAGTCCATTGACATTTACAACCCAAACAAGGCAGCTCTCACAATGCACCACGGCACTCTTGTCGACGCAAACTTCGGCTTTCCGTACATGGTTGGTGGCAGTCAAAACTCAACCAACCAGTTCACAGGGTTTCAGTTGTTTACAAGCTCAGGAACAGCCACAGTCGAATACCAAGTGTTTGGATACCGCAACTAATGAGCAACACAGAAAAACAAACCGTCCACGACTGGTCATCAGGCAAGTTGGAGATTTACGAGATAGACGCACCAATTGAGGAAAAGCATGAACCGTCTTCTGACAGTGACCCTGCTGGCGCTAACCCTCAGTAGCTGTGGCTACGACGGGTCATACCGGTACCCCTGCCAAGACCCAGCCAACTGGGAGACCGCAGACTGCAAGCCACCGATCTGCACAGCCTCTGACACCTGCACTACAGACATGCTCCCTAAGGAAATAAACGATGCCCCCATCAGTACGCCAGCACCCTGAGAAGCGCCACACGCCCGAGGAAATCCACGCACGGCTTATCTTCATTATCGGCATCACACTGGCCGTGGTGTTTGCAGCGTCCGTCCTGTCGATGCTGTACGCGCTCATCTTCATCACGCAGCCGCTGACTTCCCAATCGCCCAACGACGCCGCCTTTATTGATCTGGTGTCTACGCTTTGCGTCTTTATGACTGGGTCTTTGGCGGGGGTCTTAAGTGCAAATGGTTTGAAGTCAAAACCAAAGGAGTCAAGCAATGCCTCGTAAGTATCCCTTTTACCCAGCGTGGGACGGCAAAAAAGCATCCCCCGTCACCGTCAAACTTATGGATCTCTGCAAGCGCCGCTGGGGGTTTACAAACCTCGGCATTTATGCCAATCGCCAAATGCGAGGGTCCAACAATCTTTCGGTTCACGCCACTGGCTTCGCCGTGGACATCGGTTACGGCACAGGCAAGGACGCCCGCGCCAAGGCCGTGCAAGCATGGGACTGGTTTCTCAAGTATTCCGAGGAGCTGCGTATCTGTGAGATACACGACTACGCATACAAGGACTGGGGTCGCGGGTACAGGTGCTCTCGTGGCATTGGCACTAAAGGCGTCAAGGTGTTTACCGCTACCGACAACGCAGGCACACCCGGCGGTACATGGCTACACGTCGAAGTTTCTAACGACTGGGCATCTGCCGAGGCTTTTGAGGCTGCATGGAGAGCGCTGCCTAAGCCATAGAACTCTTGCCGGCGACGGGACATCGCCCGCGAGATTAGGGGGTGGGGTCGATGTTTCTCCCCGATCCTGCCCCCGCCCCCTCGGGGTGCTTGACATGTGTTTACACGCTCGCTACTGTGTTTACACACGGGGTGCCCGCCCCACACACAAGGAGAAACACAATGCTCAAAGAAATGACACCAGCAGAGCCCGAATGCGAGCAGCACCTGCTGAACATGGACAAGCCCCACTCACAGGTCC